AAGCTTGTAAATAGGCTAAGTGAAATTAAGTATATAAGGAAGTTGAAGAATATGAATAATTTTGAAGAACTACAAAAATTAATAATAAATTGGGCGAAAGATAAAAATTTGCTACACGCTGATAATACTGATAAGCAGTTTATGAAATTTATTGAAGAAGTGCTTGAATTTAAGACGGAATTAGATAGCGAAAAACATTGGCGAAAAGTAATGGGAAATGATACTTGTAAATCAATAAATATTGAATCATTAATGCTTGAAATAGGAGATATATTCGTGACTTTGATAATCTTATGTAACCAGATAGGAATAGAGCCTGTACACTGCTTAAATTTAGCTTATGAAAAGATAAAAGGTAGAACAGGCAAGACTATAAACGGAGTATTTGTAAAAGCAGAAGATTTAAAGGAGTAAAAATAATGAAAAAATTTGAAGAATTAATACAGGTTTTACTATCGGATACGGAAAAAACTCTTTTAATTGATTTATTAAAGCTTAAAATAAAGTCTTATGCTTTACAAATTAAAGCTAAAAATATAGAAAAATCAAAAGTTACAAGAGATAATTATTATGAAATGTTTATTGATGCTATAAATAAAGAGCTTGGAGATTTAAAGTTTAAGTATATGATTTTTAATTCTATTCTTAAAAAATTAAATGAGGTGAGTGCTTGAGTATAAAAGAAGATCTATTTAATATAAGGCAATTATCAAGAACTATTGATGCAAAAGAAAGGGAGTTAGCACAAGTCAGAAGGTATTATAAGACCTTACAGGGAATTGATTATTCAAAGGAAAAGCTGTCAGGCGGGTTAAAATGTGATTTTACAAATACAGTTGATAAGATAATTGACCTTGAAAGAGAAATAACAGTAGATATTGATGAGTTGTGTGACAAAAAAGAATACTTAAATAAGCAGCTTAAAAAAATACTATTTGGTGAAGAATATCTGATAATTCAAATGTATTTCTTTGAAGAAATGAATAATGAGGAGATAGCTGTAAAAATTAATAGGAGTTATAGTACAGTAAAAAGAACAAAAAGAAAGGCTTTTGAAAAAATTTTAAAAGTTGACCCACAATGACCCACTAATATGTGCTATAATAATATCATGGAAAAATAAAACTTCCTTGAATTTTAATTTATTATCTATAAAATTGTCTTGCTTATGCAGGACTTTTTTGTTAGTATGTAATTAGATGATAAATTTAATTTTTAGCATGGGGGTTTATATGACTACTTTTTCTTTAAGTTTTTTTACTTTTAGAATTTATTTTAATGATCATTATGGAAAAGAAATGAACGCTGACTTGAATAATTTAAATATTTCAAATAATTTTAATTATTTAGAGGCGAATGATTTCAATAATTTATTAATTAATTTTTCTAACTCATATACAAATAAGTATAGTAAGAACATAGAAGATTCAAAGATTTTTAGAATTAACAAATCTAACATAATCAATGAAAATCAATGTAATTATGTTTTTATGGACACAAAATCTGGTAAGTATGGGCTTGAATCAGAACTTGTTGATATAGATTCTAATAAAATTGTATATAAAAAAAGTAAAAAAATTGCTGATACAAAAAAGTTTAGGTTACTATTTTGTACTCCTAAAATTCCATGTGAAATTGGAATAGTTGTTTTTGAAAATATTTCTGGATTTGGTATAAAAAATATATTTGAAGAAGAGTTCAAAACATATATTAATTCATTAATAAAAAAATTTAAAAAAAATAATAAAAATGTTAATTGTTATAAAATTAATATACAAATTAAAAATATATTGCCAATTAGTGTTATAAATAATTATTTAGAAAATCAAAACTTAAAAAAAATAATATTTGTACAATATAGTAAATATATAGATAAATCTAAAAATTCTGATAAAAATAGAGGCATAAAAGCTGAAATTAAAGAACTTGTTTATAAAAGACCCTATGATGTAAGTAATATATTAAATAACACTAAAAGGAGCTTAAAAAAATATAACAACTCTATTAAATTTAATTTTTCAAAAAAAGAAATACAAGATATAATCACTATAGAAGATTTTGATTTTGACAATATTAAATATGAGATTGAAGTAAATAATCAGAAAAAAACAATAGATTTAGAAAATATTCATAAGTTAAAACTTAGTGAAAATATAACTAATTTTGTAAAACTAGGTGAAGACGGATATCCAAGCGAGTATAGTTTGATTGATATTATGAAAGAAGATGCGAATTATTATCTTAAAGAAATTGGGTTAATAAAAAAAGGTGATTAGAATGAAAATTTCATTTTTAATTTTGATTTTTACAATTTTATTTATATTGATATCGTTTAAAACAGATTACATGGATTGTAGTAAAATTTTAAAAAAACATTTAGATATGTTCAAAACAGATAATAACCGTATTCCATTTATTTTGAATTTTACTTATGTTTATCTACCATTTATTCTAGGATTAATTTTGTCGATAATAAAAAGTGTAAATAAAGACATCATTTCTGTAATGACAGTTATAATTACTATTTTAACGTCTATGCTGTTTACTCTGTTAGTTATGGTTATAGATTTAAGAAAAAGATATAATGAAGAAAATAATGATTCAGCTGTAGCATCAGAAGTATATTATTCAATAATGTTTGAAATATTCATATCTGTATTGATTTTAATATCATTGATGATGTATATGTTTTCGTTTAAAGAGTTTAATTCGGAATTTTTTGATTTTAATAAATTATTTAGTGATTTAAAAAGTTTAGACTATTTAGCAGGTTTAGGATTTAGTATAATTATTTATGGATTAAATTTTTTGCTTTTATTTAATTTATTTATAATTTTAAAAAGAGTTTTTACTTTAGTTGAAAAAAGTATTAGTAAAAAATAAAAGAAGATAATTAATACTTCCAAAATTTAAATTATATGTTTACGAAAGAGACTTCTTAATTGAGGTCTTTTTTGTTGAAAAATTAATAAAAAAAAAATAATTATTGATATATACGTGCATACGTATTATAATATAATCAGGAGGTGAGGTTGTGAAAGATAAAGAACTTTTAAAAATGTTTCTAAGAAATGGTTGGGAGATTAGAAGAATAAAAGGAAGCCATCATCATCTATTCAAAGATGGAAAAAGAGAAACAATAGCAGTTCATAGCGATGAAATAAATCCAAACCTTGCCAAAAAAATAATAGAGAAACATAACCTAAAATAAGGTTGTGTTTCTTAACAAAAAAGGAGTGCTGATTATGTTATTTAATTATCCGTTAATTATTCATAATGAAGATGGTTATTGGGGAGAATTTCCAGATGTAGATGGTTGTAATGCACAAGGAAAAACCTTAGAAGAAATACTCAAAGATGCAAGTGAAGCTCTTGATTTACATCTTTTAAGTATGTTAATCGATGGAGAAAAACTACCAAAGCCAACATACCCGAAGGATATAAAAACAGATAAAAACTCATTTGTAACTATAATATCCGTTGATTTGGATATTAAAAAGAAAGATACTGCAATTAAAAAAACTTTAACAATTCCCAAATGGCTTAATGAAAAAGCAGAAAAAGAACATATAAATTTTTCTAAAGTTTTACAAGAAGCCTTAGTAGAAAAATTATCTGTTTAAAAAAATAAAACCGTTATGTGATGACATAGCGGTTTTTTAATGCAAATTTTTAAAAAAGGCGGTGAGTTTGTTTGGCAAAAGGGAAATATCAAGAATGGTTAAAAGGAGATAATTTAATATTGCTTGAAGCTTGGGCGAGAAACGGACTTACTAATGAGCAGATAGCACATAATATGGGAATTTCTTATTCCACATTAAAAGATTGGAAAATTAAGCATTCGGCTATTTCGGCTACCCTAAAAAAAGGAAAAGAGGTAGTTGATTATGAGGTTGAAAATGCACTGCTTAAAAGAGCTTTAGGATATAAGTATGAAGAAATTACGAGGGAGCGCATTATAGATACAGGGCAGAAGAAAAGACATAATAATGATGTTGAATTAACTCAGTATGAATGGAATATATGTTTGGCGTATTTTGAAAAATCTTGTGCTTATTGCGGAGTATCTACTTCAGATATAACAAAAGACCACTTGGATCCGCTTAATAATGGGGGTAAGTTGACTTTTACAAATACTGTTCCTGCTTGCAAGAGTTGTAATTCATCAAAAAAAGATAATCAATGGCTATTTTGGTATCAAAAACAAAAATTCTATGATAAATATAGGGCTAAAAAGATAATGGATTATATTAACTTTGCACTTCAAATGCCTAAGAGTAAATATGTCGGTGAGTTAGTTGTAACGAAAGTTGTTGAAAAAGAAGTGCTGCCGGATACAACTGCTCAAATATTTTGGCTTAAAAATAGAAAGCCTAATGATTGGAGAGATAAAAAAGATGCTACTGTATCAATAGATAAACCTATAATAATTTCAGGGGCTGATCATCTTGAAGACTGATAAAATTTATTTGCCTGATATTGTTGGCAAAGGATATGGCAGTTTTTGGAATTTCAAGGGCAGGTATAGAATATGTAAAGGTTCAAGAGCAAGTAAGAAGTCTACTACTGCTGCTATTAATATGATTTATAGAATAATGGAGTATAAAAGCAGTAATGCTCTTGTTATAAGAAAAACATACAGGACTTTAAAGGATTCGTGCTTTGCACAACTCAAATGGGCTATTAACAGGCTTGGAGTTGATAGATATTGGAAAGCTACAGAGAATCCTTTGGAGTTAATATATATACCTACAGGACAAAAAATATTATTTAGAGGTTTGGACGATCCTTTGAAAGTAACTTCTGTTACTGTTGAAGTTGGAGTTTTAAGTTTTTTATGGATAGAGGAAGCTTATGAAATTTTAAGAGAAGAGGATTTTGATATGCTTGATGAGTCTATAAGAGGAGAAGTTCCTGATGGACTTTTTAAGCAGATAACTTTAACTCTCAACCCTTGGAATGAAAAACATTGGATTAAGAAAAGATTTTTTGATACTGTAGACAGTGATATACTTGCAATAACTACTAATTATATGTGTAATGAGTATCTTGATGAGTCTGATAGAAAAGTATTTGAGAGGATGAAAATAAACAACCCTAAAAGGTATAAAGTGGCAGGTCTTGGAGATTGGGGCGTTGTTGAAGGGCTTATATATGAAAATTTTGAAGAAAAAGAATTTGATTTGGAAGCCATAAGAAAATATAAAGCCTATTTTGGACTTGATTTTGGATATACTAATGATCCGTCTGCTTTATTTTGTGCCAATGTGGATTTGAATAATAAAATTATTTATGTTTTTGATGAAATGTATGAAAAAGCTCTATCTAATGAAAAGATAGCAGAGCGTATAACAGATATGGGATATTCTAAAGAAAAGATAACTGCCGACAGTGCAGAGCCTAAATCTATTGACAGGTTATATGAGCTTGGTATAAGGCATATAAAAAGAGCAAGAAAAGGCAAAGACAGTATAAATAATGGAATTGACTATATTCAAGATTTTAAAATTATAATACATCCTAAATGTGTAAATTTTATAACTGAGATATCAAATTATACTTGGGATGAAGATAAATTTGGTAACAGGATAAATAAACCTATAGATGATTTTAATCATCTTATGGATGCAATGAGATATGCTTTGGAGGATTTGTCTAAGGGTAATACGTTCAGTTTTAACTAAGTGGGAGGTGAGATTTTGCAGTTAAGTAAATTAAATGATAGTCAGTTAGTTAAATATGTTGAATATCAAATATCAAAGTATGCCGAAACTCATGAAAAAATGATAATAGGCAAGAGTTATTATAAATATGAACATGATGTTGATAGAAAAATGAGGGTTGTAATCGGGCATAAGGGAAAACTAAAACCTGTTTACAATCTACCTAATCAAAGGGTAAAGGATAATCAGTATGCAAGGGCGGTTGATCAAAAAGTAAATTATCTGTTTTCTAAAACTCCTAATATCAATTGTGATGATGAGAATGTAGTTAATTATCTTACAGAATTTATGAATAAATCATTTATAAGGGTTTTAAATTATATAGCTATCGATTCCTATAACTGCGGGATTGGATGGCTTTTTTTATACACTGACGGTAAAGAAATTAAATTCAAAAAAGTATCCCCGGATAAAATAGTTCCGATTTGGTCTGATGATAGTCACGAAAAACTTGAAGGCGTAATTTTATCTGTATCTAAAGAAGAATTTGAGGGCGATACGCTTGTAACTAAAAACTATATATATCTTTATACTAAAGATGCTATCAAGACATATAAATATGATAACGGATATTTAGAGCATGTAGAGGATAATTCTTATTTGACTAAAGGTGATAAGGCTTACAGTTATGGGAAAATACCTTTTGTATATTTTAAAATGCCTATGGAGCAGGCGCTAATTTCAAGGGTTAAATGCTTACAAGATGCACTTAATGTATTGGTATCAAACTATGCTGACGGTATGCTTGAAAATCCCGGTAATTCAATTATGATTATAAAAAATTATGATGGTGAGGATTTGGGGGAGTTTAGGCAAAATTTAGCTACTTACGGGGCTGTTAAAGTAAGAACTGCGGACGGCTCACAAGGTGGTATTGACACTTTGGAAATTAAGGTTAATGCTGAAAACTACAAAATTATAATCGAACTGCTTAAAAAGGCTATAGCACAAAATGCAAGGTCTTTATATCTTGATAATGACAGAGCTACGCAAGCACCCAATTCGCTTAATATTAAATCTATGTACAGTGATATGGAGCTTGACGCAAATGCTTTGGAGTTAGAATTTACTGCGAGTTTTGAGTATCTTTTTAAGTTTATAAATCAAATTACTAAGATGAATATAAAAAACTGTGAAATATCATTTAAGCGTAACATTATGGTTAATGATGAAAGTAATGTTGAAATGATTAAAAATTCTATAGGTATTGTATCTGATGAGACATTAAGGGCTAATCATCCTTTTGTAAATGATTTAGAGCTTGAGGAACAAAGAATTAAAAAGCAAAAAGATGAACAGCTAAAATCATTTGACGATTATGCTGTAGGTGATAAGTAATGAACTACTGGCAAAATAGAAGCTTTGAGATAACAAAAGAAATATTCACTGACAGTGAAAGTTATGTGAAATTTATCCATAATGAATATGAAAAGGCTATAGCTGAACTTGACGGAAAAATATTAAATCATCTTAATGCTATGAGTAGTGAGCAAGGTGTATCGCTTGCAGAGACTAACAAATTACTTAGTCAAGCCGAAAGAATGGACTTACAGGAGTTTATAAACAAAGCAAAAGGCAAAATAACACCGGATATTGAAAAAAGCTTAAATCTTGCGTCAAGGAGAGTGAAGATATCAAGATTGCAGGCGATGGAGCTTGAGATAAAAACTTCTGTGTCTAAATTGTTAAATACTGAGGAAAAGAGATTGTTTGCTCACTTAACCAATACATTTAATAAAAGATATTATAATGAGCTATATGGCTTGCAGCGTATAACAGGGTATGAGAATATTTTTAAGATTAATGATGATGAGCTGAGACAAATAATATTAAATCCTTGGGCGAGTGACGGGAGTAATTTTTCAAATAGGATTTGGAAAAGGCGAGATAAGCTTGTAGGTACTCTTAGGGCTGATTTAACAAGAAATATTATAGCAGGGCGTTCTAATGATGATATTATAAAAAATATAAGCTCTGCAATGAATGTGTCCAAGGCTAATGCGGGGCGATTGGTAATGACCGAAAGTGCCGCTATGAATTCTATAGCTACTCAAAAAGCATATAATAGGATGAAGACCGAAAAATATGAGATACTTGCAACGTTGGATTTGAAAACTTCGGACATATGCCAGGATATGGACAGTAAGATATTTGATGTCAAGGATTATTCTGTTGGAATAACGGCACCTCCTTTTCATCCGAACTGTAGAACTACTACCATTCCTTATTTTGATGATGATTTAGGTCTTGAAGATACAAGAGTAGCAAGAAATATAGATACCGGTAAAAGTGAAAAAATACCTGATATGTCTTATAAGACTTGGTATGATAAATATGTTGTTGATGAGTCTGTGGATACGGGGTATAATAAAAATAGGGAAAATGCAGACTATATCTCAAATAAATTAATAGAAAAATTCAAAGGTATAGAACCTAATATAACAAGTACATTAAAGTATATTTCTTCAATTACAAATGGAAAAATGGAAGGTCTTGACTTTAGATTAAAATCTGTTGATAGTTTAAGTAGAAAAATAACTATGGATGCCAAGGAAAAAGGGGTAACATTAAAAGAAGCATCAAAAGAAATAAAAGATATTTTAAGGTATACCATAGTTTACAATGAGAATGAATTTACTAATTCGTATTTTAATGCTATTGAAAATTTAAAAGATAAAGGATATAATGTAGTTAGAATAAAAAATAGCTTTAAAGATAATCAAGTATATAAAGGTCTTAATACTCTTATAAAAGATAAGGATGGAAATATATTTGAATTACAATTTCATACTCCTATGTCTATTGACATAAAAGAAGGTGGTCTTCATGAGTTATATGAAAAACAAAGATTGTTAGATATTAGAGTAGACAGGGAAAAATACAATAAATTAAAAATGGAAATGATAAAATTAAGTGATAAGATAAAAAATCCATTGAATGTTGAAAAAATAAAGGATGTGATATTAAATGGCTGATTTTAGAAAGGATATCCAATATTTTTATTGTCCAGATTATAAAAAATATGTAAAATGTGAAAATGGTATTTTTTATTCTATCGAAAAAGATGGAAGCGAAGTACAAAATAGTTTTTATGACAAAATTTTTATAGGGGATATTTATACTGTTGATATACCTGGAGATGAATATAATTCTAAACTATTTAAGGGCACTATTAGTAATGTTAAAAGTGCATAATGGCAGAAATAAAGATGAAACTACATTAGAAATGCAAGAGATAAAAGAACAAATTAGAAAAATATATTACTCAACAAGAACAAGTTTTGTAGATGAAATAGTATTATTTAAAAATAGTAAAGTTATAAAAGCATACAAAAAGAAATAAAAAAAGATGTACCCACTCCCGTCACATTTAAGGCTATAATGGGGGAACAGGACAAGATTTCTATGTGATATTAAATCGTGGCGCATTAGTTACTA